GCCTACCCGGCGTCGCATAAGCCTGCCGCCCATGGGGCGAGCCGTCGCATGGTCGCCAACGTCGTGGGGTGACGAGTTCGACGTCATCCTCAAGGAGCCACACGCCGCGCCGTTCACCGCGGCCGGGTCGTTCGCCGTCGTCTCGATCTGCGGCATGCTCTTCCAGCACGATCACTGGCTCTGCGACTCGTACGACTCGATCAAGACGCGCATGGCTGCGGCGCTCGCCAGCGGGCAGCCAGCGGTCCTCATGTGGATCAACTCTCCCGGCGGCGACTTCGCAGGATGCCTCGACGTCTCCCGCGAGCTTCGCGCGATGGCTGGCTCGGCCAAGAAGCGGCTCGTGGCATTCACGGATGCTCAGTGCTCCAGCGCGGCGTACGGGATCGCCACGGCGGCCGATGAAATCGTGACGAGCGAGTCGGCCATGCTCGGCAGCGTCGGCGTGTGGATGCCGATGCAAAGTCTCGTGGAGGCGAACGCGAAGCAAGGCGTCGAGTGGCGGATCGTGGCGAGCGGCGCCCGCAAGCTCGATCGCAATCCGAACGTCGCGATCACGCCGGACGCCGAGGCGGCCACGCAAGAAAAGGTCGACGGGATGGCGTCGCTATTTTTCGACCTAGTCGCCGAACATCGCGGGCTGCCGCGGTCGCGGGTCGAAGCGCTTGAGGGCGACGAATTTCTTGGCATCAAAGCGGTTTCGGTCGGATTCGCCGACCGAACGGGCACGCTTGAAGAGCTGACGAGTACGAATGTCACGGCCCCTCGGGGCGCATCAGGAGCAGGAGCCATGGCGAAAGCTGGCGATAAAGACGACAAGAAGAACAAGGACGACGCCGGCGACGAGTGGGGCGAGCACCTGAAGGCTCTGCACGCCGCGGCCGAGCAGGACGACGAGCGCGGAAAAATGGCCAAGCGGATGCTCGCCGCGATGTACTCCGATGCGCTCGATGGCGATCCTCCCAAAAAAGAGGACGTGAAGGAGACGGGCCCGAAGGAGACGGGCCCGGGAGAGTCGAAGGCCGTCGAACAGGGCGAACCTAGCAAGGAGCTCAAAGAGGAGAACGCCTCGGCACTCGCCATGTCGCTCGCGAGAGACCTGCAGGCTCTCAAGGCGAAGGACGCAGCGCGAGATGCCGCGGAGGCGCAGGCCAAGGCCGATGCGAAGCGCGCCGAGATCTTCGCCAAGCGGCCGGACATCAGTCCCGCGCAGCAGGCGACGCTGGCGTACGTGCCGGTCGACAAGCTCGATGCGGAGCTCGCCAAGTGGCCCCGCGTCGTATCGGCTCCCGGAGCAAGCGCAGCGGCCCTCACGCCGGACATGGTCCGCGAGCGCAAGGATGCGGCCCGCGCCCGATCGGTGCCGCTCAGTGCGGAACAGGAGGCGATTCTCGCTCGCGTGCGGAATGCGAACGCGCAGGCGAGCACGAACAGCGTGCACACCGACGGCAGCGTTGAGCTCAACGTGACCGATCGGGCCGCTGCACGCCGGCTCCTCGAAGAGCGACGCGCGCAGAGAGGGGCATCGTAAATGGCAGCGCTTACAGCGAACCGGATCGTCCTCATCCCGAACGGGACGATCCGACTCTTCGCGGCGCCGGTGGCGACCGCGATCCAGACCTACGTCGGAGGTGTTTGCACATTCGACACCGCGGCGGTCGGCGTCGCAACGAAGGCGACCGGGTCGGTAGCGACGCAAACGCCGTTCGGCCAGTGGACGCAATCGGTGCTGACGAGCGGCGTCACCGCGGTCGGTGTCCAGACGGCGCACGAGATCGAGCTCAACTACTTCAATAATGACTCGACGGTCACGGTCGCCAACTCGTTCGGTGTCTCGCAGTACTTCGCGGACGACCAAACCGTTACGACGACGGCCGGAACCAACTCGCACTGCGGTCGTATCTGGATCGTCAACGCCGCGGGCGTTGGCCAAGTCGGCGTGCAGTTCGCCTACTAAGGAGCAGAGGACAATCCCATGGCAGGCGGCATCATCACTGGCACGTTCGTCTTCTCCGTCGAGGAAGAGTACCGAGTACTCTACGAGGATTCGTATCTGAACCTCCTCGCATCCGAAAACACATGGTGGCCCGAGATCACTCGGGTGCACGACACGGACGGTCGAGGGCTCCGGTTCGAATGGCTGCTCAATACGGCGTCGATGGAGCAGCTCACGCCGCAGGACGGCGGCGAAGCGGGCGGCTCGATCAACTTCGAGCAGCTCTCGAGCGTGACGAAGGAGTACTTCCCCGCGTACCACGCGAAGGGCTACCGCATCCAGAAAATGGAATGGCTGAATCGCCTGAATCGCGGAATGGATCCGGTGGCCAAGTGGGTCGGCGATTCCGGGCGGTACGCGGCGTATTACCCGCAGCGGCTCATGGCGCAACTCATACTCAACGGCGCGAACGTGACCGGCTACGATGGCGTCGCGTTCTGGTCGCAGTCGCACCCAGTCAACCCGAATATCGCCTCGCTCGGCACGTTCGCGAATACGTTCACCGGCGCCGCGTCGGGGACGTACCCCGGCGCGCTCCCGATCGACGACTCGCACTCGCTGGACGTCGCGTTCACCAACCTGGGCGCGGCGTTCTCATACATCGCCGGAGCGGTCTCGCAGCCTAACGGGCAGGACGTGCGCCTCCTGATCCCAAAGTTCATCATTCATCCGCCGCGCATGCTGACGCGTGTAACGCAGCTCCTCAACGCAAGCTTCATCGCGCAGACTGCCGGCTACCAGACGGGCGGTACGACGCAGGCGACTGCGGGCGGGTCGGCGAGCGGGATCAAGGAGGTGTTCGAAAAGTGGGGCATGGCCAAGCCGATCATGGCCAAGGAGCTCGGCGCCTCGCGGTCGTACACGTACGGGCCGCCGAATTTTCAGACGACGGTCACCGGCAGCGACACGACGTATTACATCGTCTGCGAGGAGGCGTACTCGAGCCAGCTCGGTGCGTTCATCCTGAATCGCCGCCAGCCATTCAAGTTGCACACGTACTCCGGCGAAAGTGGCGCCGAAGGAGTCGATGCGGTGCTTGGCCGCGCGCAGCAACTCGAATGGCATCACGATGCCTATATCGGGCCAGACGTCGGGCACCCGTGGGCGATCTTCCAGTTCCTTGGGAGCTGATCGATGGCAGTCGGCCCTAATACGAGCGACAGCAATTCGCTCGACTCGGTTCTCGCCGTTGCCGCTCAGCAGGTGACGGTTGGCACCGCGGATATTCCGCTCAGCGGGGTGTTCCTGGCCGGCTACTGCAAGCGAGTCTTCGTGAACATCGCGAGCGGGAGCGCGGTCGTGTTCGTGCAGCGCGCGCAAGATGCGGCGGCGATCGGCTACACGCTGACGCCGCAGTGGCCCATCATCGACGGAAGAATCATTCTCATCGGGGGCACAACGAATCACGGGACAGCCACGAGCGGCGCGGTGCTAAACCTGGAGGTCTGATCGGATGTCGCTCTTCCCGCCGCTCGCCCTCGACGCCTTCATCCGGCGATCGATTCTGCCCGTCGAGTACATCAACGGGGTGGAGTCGATCGCGCCCGGCTTTACCGCCGCGAGGGAGAAGGCGTGGCGGTCTAGGTTCGATGCCCAGTTGCGGAAACGCTATGGTGTGGCGACTCAGGGGACGACGCTTCCGTTCGGCACGAACGCGCCGCCGCTAACGTCATCCGGCACACTGCCTCCTTCCGTGTCGCTTGGAGGCACACCGGTCGTTGGATCAATCGAGATCGTAATCCAGATCACGACCGGTGGCGCGACGGGTACCGCGATCTTTCAGTGGTCTCAAGACGCCGGGCAAACGTGGACGTCAGGCGTCGTAACCGCACCGAGCGTGACGCTCACGGGCACCGGACTTACTGCGAACTTCCCCGCGACTGGCACGTTCTCGATGGACAACATCTACACGGCCCCAACGCCCGTTCCTGAGGTGATCCTCGGGTGGCTTACTGCGGTGCTCAATCGCGACGTGATGCGCAAGCGGGGCGCGAATCCGAACGACCCGCAGATTCAGCTCGTCATCGACGATGCGACGACGGCTCTGGCAGAGCTCGAGAAGGCCGCTAACAGCCGCGATGGGCTCTATGATCTGCCCATCGTGGACGGGCAGGATTCAGCCGTCACGACTGCGGGGCCGCTCTGGTACACCGAAGCATCGCCGTATGCTGGAGCGGATGTGCTCGAACAGCAGGGGCGCTGCGAAGACGCGAATGGCGTGGGCACGTACGGAGGCACCGGATCGTCCGGCCCCTCCGGCTGGCCGTCATCCAACGGGCCGTGCGGCCCGCAGAGTTTCCCATGAGCGGCATCACCCTAACAGTATGCGATGTGGAATGTACCGTCTGTGGCGTACACATCAGAGCCGATTTGCCTGCTACAGGCAGCGTGAATGAGACGATGGCCGCGCTCAACAGGGGGCTTGATGCGCATCGGGCGCGATGCGATGGGCGCGTGCTTCGCACGAAGGAACACCTGACGAAGGAAACCCTTGATGAGCGGCTGGATCGAAGCATCGCGGAGGCCAAGACCGCGGCGCCGATCGATCTCGGAAGCTTCGCTCAATACGCCGATGAGCCTGAGGATCTGCCCGATGCCTCCTGACGGATCGGCCATTCTCGACCAGTGGATCGAGCGACTGCGAAAGCTCGGCGCTTCCGACGTGGGCAGTCGTGTCGCCCTCGAAGCGGCGCCACTCGTAGACGAGGCCGTCAAGGCAACTGCCCGCGCAGGCACTACACCAATGGGCGAGCCGTGGAAGCCTACGCAGGCCGGTACGCCCCCACTGGCTCGTGCGGCGGATCATATCACCACGAAGGCGCAAGGGCCGGTCGTCGCGGTCACGCTGAGCGGTGTGGACGTGATCCACCACAAGGGCCTCGGTCGACAGCCGCGCCGGCAGATCATCCCCGACGGCGTCAGCGTGCCACCGTCAGTCTGGAGCGCATGCCACAAGGCAGCGGCGAATGTATTTCGAGCGATCGTGGGGGGCCGATGAATGTCATCCGACCGCTCGGGCCTATCGTCTCTCAAACGCGCGATCGCGGCTTACTTCGCGTCGATCTCGACGGACGCCGATGTACATATTGGCCTCGCCGCCCGAAACCTTTGGATGCGCCCGCGCGTCGTGCTCATTCCAGGCCGGTTTGGCGGAAGCAACAGCCCGTCGGTCATGGCGGGCGGAACGTTCGGGGGCCCAGCGCAGAAAGCGAGCATCAATCCGCGCGAGCTTGCGAAATGGGAGCGCACGATCACGTTCTCGATCTTCGCACGCGACCCATCGAGACCGACCGACGAGGAAGCGCAGAATGCGGCGCTGGAAAATCTCGTCGAGCAGACGATCCAGGCGTGCTGGCGCGGTGTCGACCCGGCGACGATTACGCCCCAATCTCCGAACGGCCTTGTATCCGGTGCGGCGGGGCTACAGTTTGGCGAGTCGATTGTGATGGCGCCTCCGGTGGAGTTCGCCGCTGGACGAGAGCTACTGCTCGCAGCGACGCAGCTCACGCCACTGTTCGACGCCGAGCAGGGCGTGTTCTTCCCGACGTTCACGCTCACGAAGGGCCCGCTCGACGCGACGACCACGAGCGGGACAGCCGCATCGATCACGTCGGTTGCATCGGGACTTGTCGGCGTGACCGGTTTTCTCCAAGCATCCCCGGCGTGGGTCGGACAGTTTCTAAGCCTGGCGAACTGCGCATCGCCTGCGAACAATGGGATATGGCCGATCGTCGGGTACACGTCGCCATACGCGATCGTCATACAAAATGCGTTTGGTGTGTCGCCGGACGCGAACAATGGGGCGCTAGTATGGCGCATCGACCCGCTAGGAGCGTGAGGTAAATGCCCGTCCCGAATACATCGGTCACGAAGTCGAGCGTCGGGGGGTCCCCTGCGGTTCAGACGAATCTTGGAGTGCTAGCGATCCTCGCGTCGGCCCCTGCCGGCGGCACCGCGGCCCAACCCGGGATCTACTCGAATCAGGCCGCCATCGCTGCGGCGTTCGGTGGTGGATACGGCCCTCTGCCCGAGTATGGCGCGTACGTGTCGAGCGTGAGCGGGCGCCCGGTGCTCCTGCAAAAGGTCGTCGGCTCGGTCGCCGCTTCGTACGGCTCCGTGACAAAGACGGGCACCGGGACGTTCACCGTCACGGCGACTGCCGCGACGTTCCCGTACGAGCACTACAACGTCGGGGTGACGTTCGTCACGGGCGGCACACTCGGCACGGCAGGGATCACCTACACGTATTACGTCGATGGCGTGGCGGGCCTGCCAGGCAGCGTGAGCGGGGTGCAAGCGCTCGGCACGGGTGTCGTGATCGCGATCCCAAACACGGGCCTATCGTTCACGCTGGCTACCACGGGAACGAGCACGGTTGTCGCGGGCGACGCGTTCACATGCAACACGGAGCGCCAACTCCTGAACAACACGGACACGACGACGGCGCTGGCAGTACTGAATACGACCCGCCTGCCATGGGAGGGCGTGCTCATCGATGCCGAGTACATCACTGGCAACGATCCTACAGGCACGCTAGACACGTGGCTCGGCGCGCGCGAAAAAGTCGGGCAGTTCAACTTCGGTCTGCTCAACACGCGCTATCTGCTCGAGCCGACGCCTACCGCAGAGAGCTCGGCGACGTACTCCGCGGCCATGTTGTTGCTCGTGGCAAGCGACGCGAGCAATCGCGTATGCGTCGGCGCCGATGGGGGGCGCGTCGTCTCGCTCGTCACCGGCTTCAACCTGAAGCGCCCTACGTCGCTGGCACTCGGCGCGATGGCGATGAGCCTCACGCCTGATATCGGTACGGATCCAGCTTACGTGGGCAACGGCCCGGTGCCTGGATTCTCAATCAATGTCGGCGGCAACCCTAGCGACTGGGACGAGGCGAACTATGGTGGTGTCACGGGCATCCTAGATCCGGGCCGATTTGTCACGCTCCGCACATTTGCTAGTGGGGGCCCGCAAGGCGTGTACATTACGAACGCGAACGTGCTGGCCCCGACTGGCAGCAGCATCGTGTATTTGCAGCTGCTCAGGATCTTGAACAGCGCGTGCTCGGTGGCCTGGTCTACGCTGAACACGCAGCTTTCTAAGGGCGTGAACACCGTTTTCAACTCGGTCACCGGGAACACGAATATCGACCCGGCAGAGGCGCAGATCATCGAAGGGGTGGTCAACGGGCCGCTCGCCCAGGCGCTCAGCGGCCAGGTCACGAATCAGAACTTTGCGCTGAACCGAGACGACCCGCTCAACACGCCCGGGGCTCCGGTGACTGGCAACGTCGGTGTGGTCGCGAAGTTCTATATCAAGCAATTCAACGTGATCGTCTCGCTGGTCAAAACGATCTCTGTCCCATTGGGAGGCGCGTAACATGGCCGTCGGCGCTGACGAGGTATTTCGACTCTCCGGTGTGATGCTGTCACGCACGAACACGCGCAGCCTGATCAGCGGCGTGCCGTACACCGGGATCAAGACGTTCGACATCTCGGACAAGCGAGAGGGAGAGATCGTCTTCGGTCAGCGGACCAACGGCATTCCGCTAGGCATTACGGACGGCCTATATTCGGTCGACGATTGGAATATGGAGATCTATGCGGACTCGTATCAGATGATGATGGATCAAATGCTCGCGACGCCGTTTGCAAACGGGTCGGTGGGCAACGTCAGATTCACATACACGCTCACGATCTCGCTTCCAGGCGTTCCGGCAATGCCCACGCTGTCTCTCACCGTGCAAGGCATGAAGCTAGAAAAGCGCTCGTTCGCGCTTGCCGACGATGCGAGCGCGCTCGTGTGGAAGATCGGCGGCAAGGCGCTCACGATGACCACCGTGGGTGAAGGCGTTGGGCTCGCCGGGCTGCCGTCGTACCTAGCCAACTGGCTAAGCCCATAATGCAACGCTCGCGCGTCTGGGACGTCGTGCCGGCCCGACAGACGCGAGTGAGACCGGCATCCCTCATACCAGGAGGATCTCATGCTCGACGAAGCGAAAAAGGAACGATTGGCGGAAGTGCGCAAGCTCGCCGCAGAACGAGAGCAGTCCGCGCGGGACGCGGCCGACTTGCTCGAACTCGAGGCGGAGGAGCTACACCTCAAACAATCCGGCACACGCGGAGCGGATTTCGAGATCATCAAGAACCGCTTCGGCTGCTTCGCGATCAAGAAACCCGACGACCGGGCGATCGCCGCGTGGGACCGTCAGACGCCGGAGAAGAAACTCGAGACCGACTGGATCATTACGTGGCTGCGTCACTACATCCTGCCCGACGCGGCCGAAGGGGTCCGGTGGGCTCAGATCGCCGCGCAGCGTCCTGGACTCGCATGGGAGACAGCCAACGCGTTCCTGTCGCTGATGGGAGTGAGCCGTGATGAGGCCGCAAAAAAATAATCAGCGAGTGGCGGAGCGCGCAGGACCGGCCCCTACTCGCCGCGAACGCAATCGTCGACCTGCTGTCGCCGTTCTCGGCCGACGGACCGCCGGAGCGCACGCGCGGTCGCAGCGTGGGAGCGATGCTCGTGGCGGAGGGGCTCTGGAACCTCCGCGCGCTCGTGCTCCTCTGGGGCGGCAAGAAGATGCAGATCCAGCAGCCTGACGATGCACTCTACGCGCTGGCGGAGTCGCTCGGGCACAAGCGATCCGCAGGAGGGCGTGCCTGATGGCCGCCGAAGAGACAGCCACATTTGGCCTGCGGATCGATGCGGACGCAGAGCCCGCGAAAGAAGCGGCGGAGGCGCTTGAGAAGTTCCGCGCGTCGATCGAAAAGTCGCTGGGGCGGCTCGCGGACTACCGCCGGTCGATGTCGATGCTCAAGGGGAGTTCCGACGAGGTAACCGACGCGAAAGCGAAGTTGAAGGCCGCGATCGAGGCTGAGAAGGCATCGATCACGAAGGCCAATCTGGCCATCCTGAAGCTCGGGGGTAGCTACGACAAACTGAATAAGGCGCACAAGAAGAGCAACGAGGCCTTCGTCGCGAGTAAGAAGGCCGTCAACACATTCGGCGGTCCGCTCAAAGACGTCACCGGGCGCTTCGGCGAGATGAAGGAGCTTCTCGCGGGCGTCACGAGCGCGACCGGGTTGATGGCGATCGCGTCGGTCGCTGCCGTCGCCGGCCTCGCGCTCTTAGTCGCCGGAGCTGGCGGCCTCGTCGCCAAGTTCACCGAATGGCTCGTCACGAGCGGAGATGCTCTTCGCAACATGCGCTTGATGCGCGAGGCCGCATCGGGCAACGCGAAGAACAGCACGGCGTGGGGCCACGCGATCGATTGGATGTCGCTGAAGATCGCCACGTCGAAAGACGAGCTCAACGCCCTGGTCGTCGAGACCGAGAAGAGCTTGCGCGGGACGCGCGTCACCGGCCAGGGCATGGTCGACACGTGGGCAGCGGTCGCGCAGGCCAGCGCCGCGATGGGCAAAGACGTCGGCTCGGCGCTCAACGACATCATCACGCGCGAAAAGCTGACGGGCCGCTTCGGGATCAACTTCAAAGCGCCCGGGATCAGCGAGCTTCAGGGAACCGGGATCACGTTCGAGCAAGTCTCTAAGCAGCTCGCGAAAAACCTCAACATCGGCCTCGATCGGGCGCAGAATGCGCTCCTCACGCATTCGGTCACGATCGCGGCTGGGGCGAAGGCGATCCGAGACGTCGTCGAGAAGCAGTTTGCGAACGTGAATGCGGAAAAGCTCCTATCGATCGATTCGCTCGTCACGAAGTTCAAGGACAACTTGCGCGATTGGACTCAGGACGCGGCGCAAGCCGGCGGCGCACTCGAGCCACTCCTCACGGCGGGCAAGAAGCTGGTCGACCAGTTCGGCCTTCAGACCGAAAGCGGGCAGCGAGCGAAAGCCGCGGTGCGAGAGTACGCGGAGCGCCTCGCCGTGAGCGTTGAAAAGAATCTGCCGCTCATGATCGAATTCGTCGGCAAGACGATCGACTTCGTGGCGTGGATGATCAAGGCGGCCGGTGCGGTGTACGACTTCGCCACGAGCGCGACGGGACTCCTTGTCATCAAGGCCACGCTGTTCGGTATCGGGGTTGTCGTCGCATCGTTGGCCGTCATCTTCCTGGCCATCGGTGCCGCGATCGGAGTGGTCATTGCAGCTGGCTACGGAGTCGGCGTGGCGCTCGTGGCGGCATGGGACGGAATCAAAAGCCTCTTCGATTACGACTGGGCCGGCCTGGGCAAGTCGATCGTGGATGGCCTCATCGGAGGCATCAAGACCGCGTGGACCGCTACCAAGAACGCGGTTGGAGGCATCGCGGATGACATCAAAAACGCGTTCAAAGATGCGCTCGGGATTCACTCCCCTTCGGCTGTGTTCGCAGGCTACGGCAAGATGACCGGGGCCGGATACGCGCAAGGCGTCGAGGCTTCGCAAGGCACGGTGGCCAACTCCGTTTCGAATATGGTCGCCGTGCCCGAGTCGGCTGGCGGCGCAGGCAGTGGCGGATCGGGCGGAGCGAACATCTCGGGTCCGCTCGTAGAGATCAACGTCTCGGGCGGAGGGAACGCGGAGCACATGGCGGCCGCGCTCCGGTCGCAGTCGCTACTCGATGGCCTGACGCACGCGGTACAGACGGCCTTGCGCGCCTCGGGCATTCCCACGGGCCTGGCCCCAGCGTCGGGAGG